GAAGAAATCATACAGAAAGAAATACCACCGAAGTATAGTGGTCAGGAAGCATTCCGTACTATTGAAGAAGAACAGAGAGGTAATGGTAAACACTCTGGTCTAAGAATACAAGGAACAAATGTAGAAACAGGTGAGATTAAAGAATGGGATACAATTAGGGATGCGGCAGAAGAAGTGGCAGGAAATAGAAACAGAAATTCAAATCTATTATACTGTGCTCGTAATGGATATAACTGTTATGGATATAAATGGAAAGTATTAGAAGAAAAGAATAAAAAGAAATCTATATTTGGTATTCATAAGAGTACAGGACATATTGGTCCACGTTTTGAAAGTATTGCCGAAGCTTGTAGAGAATTAGGTGGAGGTAGTAAGGGTACTGGACTGTTTAAGAGTTTAAGAAATCCTGGTCGTTTTAGTTGGAGAGGATTGTATTGGTATTATAAGTAATTTAAATTATGAGTGAATATTATGTATAGTAACGTCTTATGTGATGATCATTTATTTTCCAGTTTTATCGTATCCTGTATACCAGAGTTAAATTTAAATGAAATAAGAGAAGAGGCATATTCAATTCAGAAGAATTTTGTTTCAAGAGAAGTCTCAAATATTAATGGGTATCAATCTCCAATATTTGATGAGAAAACTAATTTTAAAAACTTTGACCTATTAAAAGAAATAGTAGAACACTTTGCCAAAAATTATACTGATGAAAGAAATTTAAATCTTCCCTTTCCGTCTTCTCAGTGGTGGATGAACATTAATAAGACTCACGATTATAATGTTTTACACACGCACGGGAGAGCAGATTTGATTGCCGTATATTACATATCAATGCCAGAGAATGCTGGGAATCTTGAATTACTTCGTAATGATGGTACTGTTTATTCTTCTTTTTATAGGAATGCATCTTACCGAAACATATTCTTTAATATTCCTGCCGAAGAAGGACGTCTTTACTTAATGCCAGGACAATTATGGCACTATGTTAAGTCAAATAAAAGTGAAGAGGATAGAATCTCAGTTTCTTTTAATCTACGTTTTTAATGATTACCATAAATCCATCCTGTACAAATATACTTAACTTCTTTTTTAGGACTTATTCCCCGATGATAATGAGTCCAGGTTGCAGGAAAGATAAGAAGTTTTCCAGTCTCTGGTTTAATCTTAGTTCCATCAACAAATTCAGTCTCACCATCATAATGAATATCATTCAGATACCAAATAAAAGTAAGTAATCTTGCCCTGTTGTCATCAAAATTAAAATCTTGATGCCAATGATAATATTCTCCTGGACAGGTTCTTTGTATTTGATATCCAGTATCATTAATATGACCCATTCGGAAACGTAGTTTCTCCTTTATATCAGAAGAAGAACAACAGTATTTTTCATATTCATCAATTCCAACTCCAATAGCATCATATAGAACTTTATCCTCATCTTCCCAGTTGGATAATCCAGTTAATTTTAAATCTGTCGATCTTTTGATGTCTAAATTAATACCAGCACCAGTTTTGCCGACAGATTTTTCATCATCACTCTCAAATTTTTGAATGAGATGATTGCAAAATTCTTTAGTTAAAGAGTTCTTCTGTGTCCATATAAGATTATTCATATTCAAAATTTCTATTCAGTCCTGGAGTATGAGAAGGAGAAGGAATATCATCATTCCAATGTCTAATCACACCAGCAACAATAAAAATATTTGTGATTAGATAGGTAATAAAAATAAAAGTGCGAATGATTGCGATTCTATCTGACTCTTTATCACATTTTGATGCCTTCTCACCTAATGCCTTTGCCCACCAACGCCAAATTGTCTTATTCTTCGTATTTGGATGCTCGTGTTTTGACATAGATCAATTCCTTCCATTGTTCGTGAAAGCATAAGACTAACACTCTTGTTTTCTTATGTATAGGACAATCTGCAAGGTTCTCTGGATCTTTTGGGGTTGTTGAATCTTCAATAGTAATATAGTCCTTACATTTAAAATAAACCCAACCCTCAACACCCTTGGTCCAGGTTACATAATCATTCACCTTTGGAGTATAACTCATACAAATGCAGACTGTAATGGTGTGAGTTTGAGAATCATCGCAGAATAAGGAGTAGTTTCCTCAATATTTACCTGATCACCGACTGTTTTGGAGTTGATAGGAGCATGGAAGCACTTGGTCTTGTGATTGTAGAATCCCCAAATGCTACGAACAGAAGCGCAACCGTTGTAAATAAATTTATAGTGATTGCGAATCCAAATAGCAGTATAGTTCTTCTTAAGATCTTCGTACTCATAGGAATAACCCTTCGGTGCAGTATGAGGAAACTCTTTCATCAGGTCGTAAATGCCTCTAGAATACCAGATTCATAATCATCAACAAGTGAAAACTTTGATGCATTCACTACTCGTTCCATAATGCGATCGACATACCGTTCATCAAACTGTTCTTCGGCAGATAGAATCTCAAATGCCTCAGTATCGGATTCGGCAATGAGATTGATCAGTCCACCATACTCAGAAGAAGGAAACGGAACCCAGTAGTCAACGATGTAAAGATACTTCATTTTCTTGTGTAAATTACTCCTTAATTGTAGATGAATGATTGAGATTTGTCAATTGCCTTTTAAGTTCAATATCAACAGAGGTGAGATGAGAATACATAAAAAACTCATACTCATTGTCCTTGATGAGTTTCATAATGTTATCAATCTGCATTAGAGCAAGAATGATTTTACCTTTCTTTTCTATCACACAAACTCCTGAATATAATAATCTACAGTAATCTCAAGTTCTGCCGCTCTTTGCTCATAGAAAGAATTTGTATATGAACGTGCCTCTTGCCATTTCAGATAAGAATCAATTTCAGTTTCGGAATGTTTCATAAAATCATCAAAGGCATTGATGAATTGATTAATGTCGTGGTCGTTCATTTTCTGTATCGGCAGTCAGGATGTTGTGATGGAAGTTCGGCACACGCTCTATTGTATGCCTTGAATAGTTCTTGATCACGTTTGATCAAGAGAGTATTATACAATAGAATGCCGATAAAGGCAAGAAAGATGTAGGAGGTTTTCATTCTGAATCGGAAGAAGAAACAACCAGTTGAGCAACACGCTTTTCGCCAGGAAGATCTTTCATAAGATCATACATCCGTTGAAACTGAACTCCCATCTGCATATAGTAAACAGCAAGACCCTTGTTGTCAGCATCATACAGAGCATCCTCTTTCTCTTCAAGCATAGAGATAATGTCCAGCAGTTGACCAGAGGTGAAGGTAATGGGTCGTTTCACAGGCGTTCCCTTGATTACCTTCTTATTATAGGTCAGAAGGAGGGCGTCAGGTCGTACCGTAGTCCAGTTGTCGAAGTGTCCATCTGCTCCCAGAGCGAATAAAGTTTGTTATAAAGTGCTGGCGCACTTCCATAATCTCTGGCAATATAAATTTCATCAATATTTTCTAGATTTTGAAGTGCAGTGAGAAGAATACCTACCTCGTGTGCATTTAGATTTACTTTAATTTCGTCCATTTAATTACTCCCAACTTACGTTTTGTAAAAGAACACCAGGCATCACATATGTGTATGCACCACTACCACCAACTCCACCAATCTTGTAGTCCCACTTATATTCAAAGTTATTATGACTGTCCCAAGTCAAAAATTCATCCTTCTCATTAAAACGGGATTTAATCGTCAGACCCCAGCGGTTGGAATAAATGTTACGAGTCTTGAGTGCTCCACCTTTCTCACGGGTTTCCACCACAGTACATACATCTTCCTGATAAGTTTGGTCCTTAGATTCCAAATAGCAATTTGTCTGATATTTGAACGGTGGTCCTGCCAGAGCAGGCAGGGGAAGCAGCAACATCAAGAAAATCAGTTTTTTCATCCAATTACCCTCCAACAAACAGTAGCATTACCCTTACTAGCAGATTCAATGTGCGCAAATGCAGAATATGATAGATCTAGGTCCGCATGAGAGTAAGGACCACGATCATTTACTCTTACAATCACTTGCTTTCCGTTGTCTTGGTTTGTAACTCTAATCTTACTTCCCATAGGAAGGTAAGGGTGAGCAGCAGTCCAACGGTAAGCATTAAATCGTTCTCCATTTGCAGTTGTTTGTCCGTGGAATCCATCACCCATACCATAAAAGGTAGCGATTCCACAAGTCAATCCAGCAATCAATCCAATCATACACCTTTCAATACAAGACGTTCAGAAATACACATAGAAAGTTCGGCAAGCACCATATCATCTACATCACCCAGTTTAGCAGTAATTGCTTCAGGAATCAACTGAACAATCAGATCAAAGAACTCGTGATGATCCACAATATAATCGGCAACATCCTGAGAAAGTGCCTCAGAGAGTTTGATGATTGTGTCGTTAGAGAGTGCCATAATTAAGCGGGTTTTACTTCAACAGAACGGACGTTTGGAGTTTGATTAAAGATGCGATCACAGAGAACAGAAGATTTGGAGTTAGATTCCACAGTCTCTTGAAAGCATTCTCCGTTGAGAGTTTCTATCGTAACTTTATACTTCATTTGATTTGCAGTTTGTATTTGCTGATCATAAGGTCACGCACAAGTTCACGGTCAATACTGTCACCACAGAACTCTTCACCTTTGAGTTTGAGAATTTTCTTGAGAGTTGCGGTTGATTGCTTGACTTGAGTGAGAGTGGCACCCATAGGATAGATGCCATCCTTTCCGTAAAAACTCAGAACGTAGTCGTAGAACTCAGTCATCGGTGGTTCCCTTGATTACCTTCTTATTATAGGGGAAGAACCGCCTCGCTACGGGTGCGCTGTGCCAGTTTACCAGCTGGCACATCCAGTTGCTCCATTATGATTTGTTTTGGTAGAAAGTTCCAGCAATAGTAACTGCTACTGAATGTGATCTTATCATTTGATCTACCATCAGGACTGTGAAACTTCATACGCTTATCAAACATCAGCAGTTGCAGATCCTTGTCCTTAAACAACTGCTTCGGAGCACTATCATTCAACCAGGTATTGGTCATAATGAGAGCAAATGGTTTATCAAATGATAGTGCTCGCTCAAAGAACTTTCGTTTGTTGGTGAATGGTGGATTGGATACAATCACATCCCAGTTATCAGGTTCATAGGTAAGAAAGTCCTGCCCATACTTAAGATGAGTAAATACAACTTCATTTTGTTTTGAAATTTGTTTTACAAATTCACTATCAGTAGTATCAAACGGACACCAGACAACAGCACCTTTGGGAATGTATTTAAGAATGGGAGTTACGCCATAATTTGGCGTATAGCATTCGTCATTATTCCCTTCGGAATACATCAGTTTTCCGCTGTCTAGTGTCATAGAATTAAATTGATAACTTGTTCGGTTAGTCTAACACCCCAGTTCATAAAAATGAAGAAGGATGAAACGAAAATGAATTTGTCAGTTGTTGTCATTAATAATCATAGCACGGAACTCGGACAACTTCAGACCACGTTCTAGTATATCCAGGAGTCCAATAAGTTCCTGGAACATATTCACGGTGATAAACACGTTCAGTGCATAGAGGTGGATAATCTCTTGCATAATATGTGTATGGTCTATCGTATTTGAATGGTCTCCAAAACTGATTCCAAGTAATTGCCTGTACAGGAACTGGAAGAATTGTAAGTGGAAGAAGTAAGAGTAGTTTTTTCATTTTATCAGCGAGCGTAAAGATAACCACCTGCCCAATCAGCATTCTCAAGCAACCATTCACGATCCTTGATCAGTCGCAGATCATAACGAACACCTTTGGCAGGAGATTTCCAGGATGCAGACTTATAAACTTCACCAGTTTTCTTGTCCACAAAAGCATGAACGGAGCGTGAACCATTCGCATTCATAATGATTTTGTGATACTTACGACCAGTCTCAGGATAGAACTCATAGTCACAAATACCTTGCTTCAGTTTAGCAATACAAGCAACGTGATATTTGAACGTCGCAGAGTTTGGATCTGTTTCTGCAGGAGCAGAGTTCATAACAGAACGTTCATGAGACTTGATGCTATAGTCAATGAAGTTCTGGCGAAGCGCCTCACAGAGGGCGTAGGTGTGCCCCAGAACGGCAGTAGCGATGTCTTTCCGTGCCTCAGCAGCGGCAGCATAATCAGCAAAGGTCGTGGTG